AGACCGCATTGGCGCCCGTGAAAAAGAAACACAAATAGCTGTTATCTTCTACGGGATTCAAAGCAGTGGGAGTGGGAAGGAAATCCGCTGGTTTCCAAGAAAGCATTGTGGGCTGCGCCTCTGTCACGGCAGGGATATTATTAGTATCCGAGAACATGGGAGAGACGCCACATGAGGGCACTGTTGCTTTAACTTTATCCTCTTGAATTGCGTTTCTTGAATTCAGCAGATCTGCATATGGGGATCCCATGAAATTGTCAAAACCACTGTAGGTCAGATCGTTGGGTGGAGATATGCCATGCAGAACAGCCATCCCCGAGTCAAACAACTCACCAACGTCTTCAATTTCAATGCCCATAGCGACAATACGAATTTCGGAACTAACCGCTTCGATTGATGGAAGAATGTCAAGATCATTAAGTGGACCCCAAGTTGCTCCCTGAGGAGTGTTGGATGATTGAGCTCCATTAATAATTCTGTAGCATTCATGGAGGGATCCACTAACTTGAATCCCTCCGAAGAAACCTGCCGTAGCTCCAGACACAAAAGGGACAGACACCCTCTGTACAATTTTAGCTGTAGCAGTTGGGATCAGGTTGTCTGTTCCGTATCTGACGTTATCGGCGCCCCAAGGATCGATGTTGGCTTCGACCCAGTGTGCGGAATTATTCTCTGCAATTTTCTTCGCACTGAGGCCACGACGCTTCTTCACTTGCTCATGAGCTTTTCTCTTCTGCTCATGGCGCACATCTTTACGAACCTCTTTCTTGATTTTCTTTTTGGAAAATCTAGATTTATTCTGAGGTTGCATAAAGGGAGATAAACAAGAAGGGCATCCCTGGGAGAAATGAACGAAATACGTGATTATATTGTTGATCACTTCCTCCGTGAATTGTTTTTCCACAATCTTTTGTTCACCATAGAGGTTGACAGCCACAATCTTCAACTTACCATCTAAGACGATAAGTGACACAATCCTGGGTTTGCCTCCTGCTAGGAAACGCAATTGTTTCAACAACGGGCATCCACAACTCAATTTCTTGTCTGGATCCGGGTATGCAAAGAACCATGACTCTGATAGTCGAGTTCGGGCTCTACGTGGATCTCTGGGTTTGCGCCCTGAGGCCACAAGCTCCCGGGTTGTTGGGGGCTTCAGACGAGGTAAGTTGTATTTTCCACCCTTGCCTTCTTCATACCTGAAGTGCTTGCTTGTTAGCTTACACTGGCCTTTGACTTGCCCTTTTTGCACCTTCTTGTAGGACTTGGAACGTTGAGTTCTCTTGCCTTGGGATCTTTTGGGCTTTGGCTTGGGGTTGGAGGGTCGAGGAGTGTCTACTCTCTCTACTTTCGCTTCATGTTTTTCATCTTGCTTGTGCAAGGTATTTTTTTTCTTTGGTTGGGTTTTAACTTTATTCATTTTAACAGAATCTTTACTTTTACCCGCTCCTTTTCTGAACTGTTTCCCTGCTTGATAAGCTTTATAGGCTTCTTCTGAACCATACTTCTTTATTAAAGGCCCAATTACAGGGTCAGGAGTATACGCAAGAAGATAGCCGAGGGACATGCAGCCCTCCGGTTGATAGTTCGATCTAATCATGTTGTGAACGGACTTGGCAACATTGGAAAATTCAGGTTGCTTATCTGAAAAGAAGCAGCGAGCACAAAAGTCCACCATTGACTTAGAAATCGTAAGGAACTTAGCTTTAAAGCCATAAAAGGCATAGTTAGCTCTCATAATTTCAGGGTCAATTGCGTGGCGGACTGTACTAAAGCAGTCGTCACCCATTGAAGCGATGAAGGTTCCTGAATCTTTGAGTAAATCTCTCATGGGAATACCAGAAGTCCTCGAAAGAACACAAAGTTCAAGAGCGGCTCTAATCCAAGAATTGGTGTCTGCAGTGTTAATGCAACCTGATTTCTGGAAGCCAATTAAGTTTGGTGTGATGAACAGCTCATTGCCAAATGCATATGTAGCATAGCTCATAGCTCTGGCTCTTCTGGTGAGCAATTCTCCGTAGGCTTTACCTTCAACAAAACCTAGTTCATCCATCACACGTGCTCTCCGTCTTGCATCCATTTCCAAATGACTCAAGGTAATACAAGAATCGAACTTAGACATATCAGAGCTGTTGAAAGGAGTTTTCCTATTCAAGACTTGCTGTAAATGTTGGACATATGTCAAGCTTTCGAATTCAATACCTGTCTGTGGAGGGCAATACCGCCACAAACCATTCTTTGTGAGGTAATTCAGATGGTAATAGAGATAGTAATCGACAAGGCGATCAACAATACCTATACCATGGATGAGTCTGGGAGCTTTGAGTGCTTTCTCCGAAGGCATAGGTTCATTTTTAACGAACATATAGATCGGGGAAAACAATCCGTCGTCAAGCACATTCTCATGGTCAATAGTTTTAGCTAACATTAAGGCTTTAATCCTATTGACTACACAAGTGATCAGTTGATCTTTAACCACAGCCATTGAACCTGTGGAATCATAGTGCATATTGGCGGGAATTCCAGGATTGGATGCTGGATTACGGTTGTTGAGGAAATAATGTTCAACGGCCTTCTCAACATTGTCTTCCAGAATTTTGAGTTGCAATTTGCTACAGAAATCATCTGGGACAAACACATCCCACAAATATTTTGTGGAATCCAGTATCCTTTTCATCCCCTGT